CATCTTTTAATTCTTGTATCTTTGCATTTACTTCAGCTTCAGTTGGCATAGTTGCTGTGTTGTCATTTAAGATTAAATTTTCATAAGACATTCTTTCATTACCAGTAAAATCTTTTTTAAAACCATACCATTGAGGTTTACCTAAATTAAAATGTGCTAAAGCTAATTGTAAATAATCCATCTTATGTATCTCCTAATCTAATAAATTTAAAACTTGTACGATTAAAACCAGTTTCTCCTATGATAACACTTGGAGATGTTATTGAATCTGCTGAAAATTTAACTTTAACATTACTTGTATCTGTTACATCAACAAATGCAGAACTGTTACCAGACCTTGATAAATTAGTTGTTCCACCAGCAATATTTTTATCAACTATATCATAACTGCTTCCATTATTTTGAGTTACTTCAATATTCAATACAAGATTATCATTTGAGCTAGGTTGACATTCCATTTTGGAAGTAACTTCCCATATACCTGTTGATGGAAAAGTCCAAATACCAGAACTAACCGACATTCCTGTTCCAATATAATTAAAACTTGCGTCATCTACTCTTTCTAAATTAGATGAAATTGGATTAACATTAGCAGTAATATTAGCTGTTACTCTCCATAAGTCAGCTTCTGTAATTCCATTTTTAAAACCAGATGTTAAACCAGTTCCACCATTAGCAACTGTAATAGTTTCTCCAAGCATAGCATTTGTGATTGTATTTGCGTCTGGTGTTACAGTTTGAAGTGCCTGTCCTAAGAAAAGTACATAGCAAGAGTCACTAGAGGAAATTGTGCCACCTAAAGTCAAACTTGTTCCAGAAATTGAATAACTTGCTGGGTCTTGTCGGACATTGTTCACAAAAATTGCTACATCATTAACTGACGCTACTGAATGATCTAAAGTGTAAGATGCACCACCATTTCCTGTAATCACTTGACGCTTTAAACTTACAAAATTGTTAGATGGGATATTACCTAAATAAGAGGACATTTAATCTCCTTATGTTACATCTGTTAATAGTTGTAAGTGGACATCTGCGTTACCACTAGAATTGTCTGATTGTGCTTGAATTTTGTCTGATGTTTGTAAAACTACTTTTGGAAGTTCGATTGATGAACCAACTGGTAAAGGTAAATCTTTAAATATAAATTTTCCAGCAGTTGCAGAATTATCATATTTTTTTAAAGCTACATTAATTGCAGTTCCACCTGTATTTGAAATAGTTCCAGCAATAACAAGTGATTTATTTGTTGCTGTGTAAATATCTGTTAAAGTTGCGTCTGATAAACTAACTTGTGCATCATTAAAATTGTTTGCCATTATTAACTCCCTAAAGCGATTGCAAATGGTATAGCACTAGGGTCAACTTCTGTAATAGAAACGCCACTTGGAAGTGTTATAGCATTGGTTGATGTATTTACTGAAAATAAAGTTAAATCGTCTGTTCCGTCAAATAGTTTCATAGCGATAGTGTTTGTTGCAGAATTGTCTAGCCAGATTGTTCCAGCGACAGCAGAACTAGGTCTTGATGAACCTAAATGCCCTGTGTTTAATGCGTTTAAACTATCATTCAAAGTAGTTCTGAAAGTTGCGAATGTTTGGTTATCTACTGCTATTTGTGTAACTTGTGACATAATATTATGGTATTACTTGACCTACTCCTTTTGCTTGGTAATCAAATGTTCTATTTACGCTTATATTAGAACTATCAAAAAATTCAATAGTAAATGCAGAGGTACTTTTACTTGTAATTGTAAAATAATCTCCTGTCGCCATATTTTGACCAGAAATTGTAATTGCTGGATTTAATCTAAATGCGTTATTAAATGTAATTACTTTTCCACCTGTACCACTTGATATATCAGCACCGCTTTCAGTTCTCTCTGGAAGACTAGCAGTAACAGATAAAGTATTTACTAAAGTTCTACTGTCTTGATCTGCTGATGTTAATAATGCTCTAAATTTAAAATATCTTCCCTCAAATTCACCTGTTGTAAAATTCTGATATGAACTAAAAGTTACATTATCATCACTTGTTGCAATTTGTAATGTTGTGTTACAATTCTGTGCAGTTTTTCCGTCAAATGGGTCTGGTGTTCCGTCATCTATTAAAGTTGAACTATCTGGTCTTCCTGTATCAATATATTCAGCTACATTCTCAATAGTTTGAACAACTGTCGAGTCAAATTTTGTTTTAAATTTAGCTGGAAGTGAGATTGTATTTGCAAAGTCATAAGTACCAGAACTAGGTACAGATGAAGTTGCTACTCCTAAAGTTCCAGTTGCAGTTAAACCAATATGATTAACAGAGTCTTTTACAACTACCTCTACATTTGATTTAGTACCAGAAAATGCTGTATGTTCATTTATTGTAGTTTCAAAAACATAATTAACAGTAGAAATATTTGATACAATTAATGTTTCAATAATAGATTGATTACCTCTTTTATCTTCTGCTTTGATTAAGTAAGTTCCAGTTTGGAAAGGTACTGTTGCAGTTGTTGCTGGTCTTGCAATTTTATTAATTACATTTTTAGAATTAATCCAAGTAGCACCTGTTGTGTTTGGGCTATGTTTAATTACATAATAAGATAAATCTAAATCTGTTACAGCGTCCCATGATAACACAGCTTGATCTCCAACAACATTTATAGAAAAGTTTTGAACATTACTTGGTGGTGCAGATTGACCAACTACTGTGTGATTTACTGAAACATAATTTGATCTTACTCCAGCAGTATTTACATATCTTGCTCTTACATTATAAGTTACATCATCTTTAACATTTAAAACTTCAAATACAGTATTTTTACCAGAACCTACTTGATTATATGTAAGTCCACCATCTTCTGAAATTTCAACTTCGTAATAATCAAAAAATGAGTCAGTAAATAGTGATAAATCAGATAAAGTAATTGTCATTTTGGTTATAATTACTCCGTCATTGTATTCAATTATTTCATCTGTTACATTTGGAGTTGCACCAAAAGCTTCTGTTAAATCTATTGTACTAAATGGATTAGGTAATGTTGTTGTAGGTGTAGATGAAACTTGTGTTTTAGATGCCCAAGTATAATGTGAGTCTTGGTGTTCTACTAAGTTTAATGAAATAGTATAATCTTCGTTAAATGTTATTGATAAAACTCTAAATGCTTTAGCACTAAATCCTAATGATGCGTGAGTTATATTTACTATATCACCAATGGCCAAATCATAAGCATTAAAGTCAGCAGTTATTTGTACCGCTAATGCTTCTCGTGATCTTCTTAAAATAATTTCTGCCATTTCTTCTGCTTGGTATGGTGATGTCAATGTAGGAAACTCAAAACGTCCCTCTAATAATACTCCACCATCAGCAGTTTTCATTGTTGCGTGTTGATCTGCACTTGCTAATCCACTATCATCTACAGGTGGATATTGAACTTCATCTACTTGGAAGTTTCTATCTGGGTTTATAAAACTTACTATTGTTCTGTTAAATTTAGAATTTTTATCTGGGCTTGATAATACATATCCACCAATGATATTATCTTCGGTTAATGTTATTGAAGCTGTACCTGTTGTTTCAATAATTAATTTATATTTTCCTTGTGTGTAAGGTAAGTATCCTCGACAACCTTTAATAAGTTCTCTTAAATTTTCTATAATTTTTCTTCCTGTATCTAAAGCATAGTTAGTATCAAATATGTTTATATCACTACCACCAGAATATGGTGTTACTTGTGTTACGCAAACAACTGACGCATCATAAAAACTTTGTAAATCTATATCTGTTGTTGCTAATCCTTTTCCATATCTAGTATTTGTTAAATAATCTAAAATACACCAAGCTGGGTTTGATGAAAAAGATGCAGTTTGTGCAACTAGACTTGAATTGTAACTTACTACTTTTTTTCCTTTTAATTTAACTTTTACTTGTGGTATGCCACCAAATACATCTTGATTCCATGTAAATCTTAAAGCCAAATAACAAATACCTCTAAGTCTATGATTACTTCCCCAAGATGATAGAGTTGACAATAAACTAGATGCTGTTTGTGAGTCTGTTCCAAAAAATGGTTGTACTGTTATATGTGGAGTAAAATTTTTATAAAAATTACTATCACTACTTGATACGTCTACCTCTGTTCCATCAGATAAAGAACTATCCCATGTAACTAATTTATCATCTACATATATTTGTTCTATTGAGTTTATTTCTCCCTCACATAAAACTAATGCCATGTATAGATAGGTATTATCTGTACCAGAAGTTTCTAAGAAGACTCTAGTTCCACCGACCATTCTTTCACCATAAATAACAGGAATAGAAGCATCATTTGATTGTTTATTTAATAAAATACCTTGTTCGTAGTTATCCATTGGCGTATCGCCAAAAGAAGCATCAAAAGTAGGAAATGACGGAGTAATCCAAGAGACAGCTTTTTGAACAACATTAACAGCAGTTTTAACTATTTTCTTTCCAAGATTAACTACACTTTTTACAGTTTTTTTAACTCTCCTTTTAACTGACCTTACTACACCACCCATTATATTTGCCTTGTTATAATTCTTTTAACTTTATCATTTTCTATTCTTAACCATGTAAAGTTTTGATTTAGATTAATAAATTGTTTAGCTTTATTGATACACCAATAAAATATATTTCTTACATTTTCTAAAGCTATTAAAAATACAAATACAAGATTGTTTCCACTATTCCAATCTTCTAATTCTATTATACCTGTTCTTTTAAATTTATCTAAATTACTATCTGATAAAAAAGCCCAATTAGTAAAACCTATTAACTTATTATCTTTGTAATGTTTTTTGTATTGATTAAGGTTTATGCTTGGTTTTAGATAAGTTTCTAAATCTTCATCTGTTAAATGATTATAATGATTATAGTTTCTATAAAGTGAGATAATATCTTGCATTATTTTCTACCCCACTTAATATCTTGTACCATTTCTGAAGCAAAATCCATTCCAACATCTGTACTGAAAAATCTTTGCTGTGATGTGTTGTTAGTTTTACGACCAGATTTTTTATCGAAATCTGCCCAATGCGATACGACTTTTAAATTTAATAAACTATCTGTTTTGCTTTCATTAATATCGAAGCCATCTATTGTACCTTTATAAAGTAATATAGGGTCAGAAATAAGTGCATTATTACTATCTAATATTCCTCTATAAATTGTTACACTATCATTTATAACATTTTCATTAAGAACTACTGAAATATAAGTTGTATTAGCACCAGATAATGTAAGATTTATTGTACCTTTTGTAATATCAGTTTGTTC